GAGAAAGAGTTTAACAACCTTGCAAAGTATGGTTGTGCGGCTTGTCAAGTAGATCTTGAGTATGAAGATCAACTAGAAGGTTTTGTAAAATGGATGGAGCGAGATACTCCATTCTGTGTTACCTGTGCTAAATCCTTTAAAACTGCATCGTAAACTATAGGAAGCTAAAATGGCTATCATTAACAATGTAGAATTCCTTCTTGGTTGCGACCCTGAAGTCTTTGTTGTAAACAGCAAAGGAGAATTTGTAAGTGCTCATGGAATGATTCCCGGCACTAAAGAAGAACCACTGAAGGTACGTAACGGTATGGTTCAAGTTGATGGAATGGCTTTGGAGTTTGGTATTGATCCTTCAGCTACCAAAGGTGATTTTGTTTATCGAGTAAAAGATGTTCTGAGTCAGTTAAAAGAGATGTTGCCAGAAGGTCACAGCTTGTCTGTGGCTTCTATTGCAAAGTTCTCTCCTGAAGTAATGGCAGCACAGCCCCCTGAAGCACTTGAGTTGGGTTGTGATCCTGATTATAATGCCTACACCTTTGATAAGAACCCTCGTCCTAGGCTGCCAGACCCTAATATTCGGTCCGCTGGTGGTCATGTTCACATTGGATGGGGTAGGGATATGCCTACTCGAGATCCACGCCATATTGCTGCCTGTGCTGCTCTAGCAGCAGAGATGGACTACTATATGGGGGCAGCATCTCTAGCTTGGGATAAGGATGCTCTTAGGCGCTCTATTTATGGCGCTGCAGGGGCTTTCCGTCCTAAACCTTATGGTATGGAGTATCGTTCAGGTTCTAACCAGTGGTTACAATCCGACGAGTTAATTGGGTTTGTCTTTGACACGACTGTTAAAGCAATTAGTAGTGTTATGGATCCTAAAAAACGTAAAGGTGCAAATAATCAAACTTTCTTCAGAGGTTCAATCAATCTTCCTGCTAAGGAGATTATTGATAACAACTGGGGTTATCTAGGTGAAGCTATCTTTAATGAGCTAAAGGGCAGCTATGTTTAATAATGACGCAGAATATGCACGTTCTCGCATCGTGTCAAGCTATATGCGAGGTAAAGGCCAGTTATATAAAATCTTAGATATCTCTTCTAAGAGTAACTTGTTAGATAAGGCAGTTATTACTGCTTTAAACCAAGACAAACTACATGTGCAAATCAAAATTACAGACCTTGAGTTTAACATTGGTAAGCTAGGTTATGTTAACGATGTTATCTCTGGTATTGCAATGTTTGTAAGCAGACTACCTTTGCGTAGAGATTATCGTCAAGGTATTCGATCTTCACAACTTAACTTTACTAGGAATGGGGGTTCTTCTCCTGTTTCTGAGCTATGGCTAGAGCAAAATGCAAAAGCAGTTAACAAGTGTATCAACAATCAGTTTCCTAAGCTAGAAACAGTTATTGAGTTATCTGAAGAATGGAATAACGATATTGCTTTTAGCAAAAACTTTGCTCTTAGCAGTAAGTATAAACTCTTGTATAAAGGATTTACAATCGGTAGTTTAAACAAAGACGATAAGTTTAAACTAGACAATAACTTCAACTTCGTAGAAGAAGAATTTGCCAAGGAAGTAGGATATGAGCACCTTTCTCGATAGAAAAGTAAATGAGTTCTGGGATCTTTCTGGTAAAAAAGGAGATATCGGAATTGAAGTAGAAGTAGAGGGTAATCAAAGGTTACCTTTAGAAGTCAATGATAACTGGCGAGTTATGAATGACGGGTCATTAAGGGGTGAAGCTAAGGAGTATGTATTCCGTTATCCTCTGTCTAAAGAAGAAGCTTTTAAAGAAGTCAATATCTTGTATGATCTTCTAGATGGCAAGATAAATGACTCTATGCGAGCTGGTGTACATGTGCATCTTAATTGTCAGCGATTGACCCTACGTCAGTTGTTTACAGTTATGGCAGCTTACTACTGTCTTGAAGACCTTATCACCGAAGAAGCAGGTGAAGAGCGACAAGGCAATCTGTTCTGTCTAAGGCTATCTGATGCAGACTATGTTAACATTGGTATCATGAGTACTCTGACATACAAAGATGTAACCTCTGACGGGGGTATCTTTCATAATGAAAATCTTCGTTATAGTGCTATGAACTTGGTTAGCTTGAGTAAGTTTGGTTCTCTAGAGTTTCGTGCTTTGCGTACTCCTACTAACCGAGAAAAAATTATTGAGTGGACTGATATGTTGTTTACCTTAAAAGAAAATGCTCTAAAGCATTTCTCAAGTCCGCTAGAGCTATTGTCTAGTATGTCTGCAAATGGTGCAACAGAAGTAGTTACTAAGTTGCTAGGTGAACATGCTAAGAAGCAAGTTAGCAAACCTCACTTTGAAGAGTCACTGTACGAGAGTATTCGTCAAATTCAACACTGGGTATTCCTAACAAACTGGGAGACTAAATAACATGGCTACTGAAAACTTTGTCTATCCTTATCGTCAAGCTTCGAAAAGTGCAATTGCCTTAGCTCAAGGTATTGAGGGAAAGGTAATTCGGCTAGAGAACTCTAGATTTAGACCTTCTGCAAGGAAAACAGTAATCAACTGGGGTTCTACTGTGTTAACCCCACTACTTGAAGGAACTCGTATTTTAAATAAGCCTGAGTTAGTAAATCGAGCTAGTAACAAGAAAAACTTCTTTGAACTAGCGAAAGAAGCTGGTGAACTTGGACCTAAAATTCCAGACTTTACTTTCTCTAAAGAGGTAGCTAGGCAGTGGTTGTCTGAGGAGAAACCAAAAAAGATTTTTGCTCGTACAGTACTAACCGGACATTCAGGTGAAGGTATTGTAAAAGTAAACACAGTAGAAGACCTAGAGCCTATTGCTGAAGGTACTATGTTTGTTGTGTATGTGCCTAAAAAACGAGAATTTCGTTTCCATGTAGATCGAGTACAAGGTGTCTTTTGTGTTCAAGAAAAACTGAAGAAAAAAGAAATTCCTAATGAGCAAGTAGATTACCAAATTCGAAACCATTCAAACGGTTTTATCTTTGCTAAACAAGATCTCGAAGTACCTGAGAGTTGTGAAACAGAAGCTCTAAAGGCTCTGAAGATTACAGGCTTAGACTTTGGCGCAATTGACGTTATTTATAACGAACGACAAGAGCAAGCTTATGCTCTTGAAGTAAATACTGCTCCAGGTCTAGAAGGATCTACTATTGGAGACTATGTAGAAATGTTCGAAAGGCTAAAAAATGGTTAATGTTAGTAAGGTAGCTAACTTTATCTATAACTTGAGTGTCCTCTATAACCCCGAAATTATTGGCTGGGAAGATTGGGAAGAAGTTAGGCATGACTGGTATGGCCAGTATAAAGATAACAGAGTAGCCGTTGCTAACAAAGTTCTAAAAGCCTTCGAAAAAAAGTACAAGGGTACGGGTAGAAATACCATTAGCCCAGAGGCTTTTGGAGACTACAAAAAAGATCTTTATAAGTTTAGAGATCTACTACTGCAAGAAGTTGAAGAACACTACTATAAGATTATTGATAAGAAAAAATTCTTCAACTATATCCGAATGGAACGAGTTACTGCACAACTTAGTGATCTAGGGTTGGCTAACTGTCTAAGAGATCATGTTTACATTGAACCAATGAGACTCTCAAAAGAAGAAATTAAAGAGTTAATAAAAACTTTCTGTTACTGCTTTGAGTATCTTGCTGATCGTATTAACAAGAAAGAAATTAACAAAGAAGTGTTAAACCAACTAGGCTTACCTTTAGTGAAAGAAGAGCTACAGTTACTAGTAGAAACAACAAATGATCTAGGAGAGTTGTTCAACTGGAACAAAACAGTTCAAGGTTTTTGGTGGTGGGCAGAGATATATCTAAAACGTGAAAAAGACTCTTTTAAGCAAAATGTTTATTCTTACTTAGAGAGTCTTCATCCAGATGTGTCTTTTCCAAAAGTTGTAATAGAACTAAAACCACGTTTAGAAATTAGAACAGGTATTGGTAAACCAGTGCAGGGTACACAAGCTTACAACGCTGTTCCTGTAAACTGGGAGGTTATAGGTGACTTAGCACAAAATGAGTTCTAAATGAAAAAGCCCCTGTCAGCATTACGCTGGCGGGGGCTACTTACTTTATTTTTTTTTTTTTGCAAACCCCCCTGGCGCAAGCCGGAGGGGTTCCACTTTTCTTTTTTTTTTAATCACGCTTACTAAAGAAGTAATCATGTAGCTCTTTGCGGAGATCTTTCATTTCTTGCTTGATCTCTTCAACAGCTTTACGATCGTCTTCTCTACGTATGTCTCGGTTTTTAATTTCAAGTTGTAATAAATCTATCTTTTTGTTATTTGTTAGAACAGTTCTAACTAACCAACCAATAGAAGCAAAAACACTTGCAACTAAACCTGCAATTATTTTACCTACCCATTCATCCATAGCACCCTGCATCATAGCCTGAGATTACATCTTCACCAGCAACGATAGTTTGAGGGCCACCATCAATTAAAAGAGCATCGTTTAGTCTATCAATTTTAGGTGATAAACCGTCACAAAGACCTTTATCGCTCATTGCGCTTTTGTTGACGAAGTCGCAACCTGTCAACAGCATCACTAACAGAGCGGTTACCACTAGTAGCTTCATCTATTCTTCTCCTAGTTTCAATGTAATTCTCTTGTTGTTCAATAATTACTTCTTGCTCTTTAGCTTTAAAGCCTTTGTTATATAAAAAATAACTAGCAGCTCCAGCAGCAGTAAGCAAGAAAATAATCGCTCCTATCATTAGTTTATTTGTTATCAAGCTCATCATGAGTATACTCTTTTCTTCTTGATACTAACTCTGTTTGTTTTCTTGCCCAATCCATACCGAAAGCTGCACCTACATAAAGCATGAGAGGCCAAGCAAGTATTTCAAGAGCTTCTACACGTCCATATAGTCCCATGTAGCCTAGATATAAAAGGATAGCTATAGCTGATTCACGCTTATAGGTTTTCATATTAGCCTAACTCAAAATGAGGGCTATCGGTTTCGCCTCTTTCACGAGGACGACCGTCTTCATCCCAGTCGGCACCCCAACGAATAGGAGTACCTAGTTCTTTAGAAGCTTGAAACATTGCATCTGCAATAGCATCAAACTTTTTAATGTCATTCCAGTCAATAGGCCAAGGCGCAAGATCAACTGCATGACCAAAACCATCTGCCTGTACAAAGTGTCTAGACTTTAAAGTCCAAGTCACTACAGGTCCGGGTTTTGTTCTACCTTGTGCATATAGCTCTGCTTGACGTTCTGGTGTACGAAGACCCTCTAGCACAGTAAAATCTTGAGAGGACAGTTGGATGGCCCTCTCAATAACTTTTACTAGGTTAGGATGAACACCTTTTAGAATGTCTTTAGATTTATTACCTAGTTGATACAAGTTTGCTCTCCAATTCTTGAATACGCTTATCTTGTTCCTTTATTGCCTCAATTAGTAAAGCTACAATATTACCATAAGCAATTGATTTGTAACCTTCTTTATTAGTGTCTACTAGCTCAGGTAAAACCTTTTCAACTTCTTGGGCAATTAAACCAATAGATTTGTTACCTGACTCTTTAAGAGTATAGCTAACTCCTTCTAGCTGATTTACTTTTTCTGTAGCATTAACTAGACGTTTAATGTCTTCTTTCAATCTAGAATCTGAAGTTGTATTGATGTTAACTCCTGTAATAGTGTTTACAGACATATCTACAGTAGTAGCATTTAAAGTGAAAAGAGATTTCCAACCATTAGCTTGAATTTTTAATACAGGAGAAGCTGCCGAAGTATCTAACCACATTTTACCTGCTACTACATTCAAAGTAGGCGCTGTGGTGCCTGAATGTGAACTATCTATAGCTGCTAAAGAGTTATTTAGGTTTGTAGTATAAGTTGTACCTGATACGTTACAGTTTAATGTTATATTAGCTTGTGCCATTTTATTGTCCTATCGCTTGCCAATCAATTTCTCTTATTACTCTATTTCCGCTATTCCATATACTAAAAGTAAAACTTGTTTTATTTCTAGAAGTAACAATAGGGGTATCTCCTTCTTGGGCATTAATAACTTGAAGACCTATAGTAGGAGGTGTAGTACCTAACAATCCACCATAAAATCCTCCGTTAGGAAATGTGACAGTTGTACTAGCTGTAGACAGAGTATTTACTCTTCCTTTGTAAACTTTATCTCTAACATCAATCTCAACACTTAAATTGTAAACTTCAAATAGAGAGTTAATATTTCCACTATTCATTTCTACTTTAATTTTTATGTATCTAGTTTTATAACTACCTGTAATAAATGATTCCCAATCAGTATAATTAACTCCATTTTCAGAAGTTTGGATAAAGAACTTAACAGACCCAGAAATAGAACTTCCACAAATATTTAAAGAATTACAAACAATTGGTATATTACAAAACAGATCAGATCTATCAAAAATAGCTGCATTAATGCTAGGAATAAGACGAACTGAAGTAATTTCGTTTAAATCTATAACAGAAAATTCGTAAGTACTTACACTAAATCCTACACTAGTTGACATTATACCACTAGCTACTGTAAAACCAGTTTTAGCTCCACTGAAAGTTGGTTCTTGAGGGAATTCTCCAATAAAATTAAAGTTTGTATCTACAAAAGTATTTATTAAAGTTGCAGGATTAACAGAATAAGTTCCGCTAGAGTCCTTAAATTTAATAAAGTAAGTACCTTGTAAAGTAGGTACTGTTTTACTAGTAGTATTACCAGACAACTCTTCTACGAGATCACTTGCAGTGTCCCAAGTAGCACTAGCTCCTACTAATGGACTATGTCTAATAGATACTGCACCTCCATGTATAACATCTAAGTCGGTAGCTAAATTCCAATTTAAAGTAGAAAGACCTTCTCCAGATGAAGAAATAGATAGTCCCGAAGGAGTAGTAGGTGGTGGCAAGAAAGCAGATGAAATAATTCCTGTAATAACTAGAGGAGTAGATTTGTCTCCATAGTAGCTTACAGAAGTAATTCTAAAATCATAACTCACGTTTTTTTCAATATCTGAAATTGTAAAAGATGGTAAATAAGTTTCTCCAACAACTGACCAGTCAGATTCTAAAGTTTTCTTAAATTCAACTAAATAGTTTAAAATGGAAATTTCAGTAGGACCGCTAACTACTTGCCAGGTTAAGTTAAACTTAGATTTTACCCCAGCTGTTACATTTGTATAATACAATTCTTCAGTAACTACTAAATTATATGGGGAATTAGGTACTCTAGAGAAATTAATAGGCCCAATAGTTGTAGGGCTAGATAAAGAATTGTTTCTAGACACAGACCTAACTCTAAAGTAATAAGTTCCCGTATTTAAGGTATTAACTTCAAGGAATTCAGTTTTGACTCGACTTAGAACTAACCAATCGATATTATTAACTGAATATTCTACTTGGTAAGAGTCAACTGAGACATCATTCGGGAAAATCCAGTTGAGTCTACCTAAAGAAACCGTGTTAGAAGAAGTATTTCTAGTGAAAGTGAGACTCTCAGGAGAAGAAATACTATAAAAGTAATCAAGTTTACTTGATATATAAGGGACATCATCAGGTACATTCCAAGCCATAGTTTCATGACTGTACTGTCTAGCTTCAATTGCCGAGGTTAAATCACCATTAATCTTAATTGACTCAATTTTAAAAATTTCATTGTCTAAGCCTGTTGTAGGTTCGGTTATTGTAATAATATCCCCAGGTTCTAATAAAAGACCTTTTTTGCCAATTGTAAATTTAACTCTCATTTGTCTGCGAGAAGTTCTAACTATTTGTTCTGCTTTTGCTAAAGCATGGTATGGGTCTGATGTACAGGGTAAATACACTTCTGTTTTTAGTAATACTTCACTATCTTCTTGTAAGTAAGTGTTGTAAGTAGTAGAGTAAGAAGGAGGCCAAGTTACTGTGTCATCTACAAAATCTTCAAACTCATTCATAAAACGAGCTATACATTGGTTATATCTTGAAGAAGAATCTGGAAATTCTAAATCAATACTATTTCTAATTATGTCATCTTCTGTAATATTTACTGAAATAAGCGATTGAGTATCTTGAATAGTTCTAGGTGAATACATAGAAAGTTTGTATTTACCACCACTCCAGATCAACTCTGCTTCTTCCATAGACTCTAGTATAATCTCGATGTTTTCACGAATAGGTCTTTCAGTATCTAAAACAGTATTACACTCATATAATGGAATGCTATACTTGCTTAACTGAGGCTGATAAACTATTGTTCCGTCTTCTTTTTCAACATTAGGTCTACGGCCATTCACTCTACCATCTCTTGCTAGCTCAGAAGCAACTATTGTACTACAAAGTATTTTAGCAATATAGAAAGATTCTAAGTCAATAGAGTCTAGGGATAAACCTTTACCGTAGTTAGGATTAGTTAAATAATCAAGTAAAACTCGAGCAGGATTGTTAGAGTATGATTTTGTAGAACTTAAAGAAAAAATCTTAGTAGTATCATTATACTCAATATCATAAATTTTCATACCTTCTACAAAGAAAGAAACGTTAGGAGATCCATTGTAATTATATTCTTCTCTATTCAACCTAAAACACATTGTTGCATTAGCAGTATTAGTGAATCTATTTGTAGAAGAGATACCATTAGCTGTAGCCATAGAGGAAGCAGAGCCACCATCATTATCAACTACAATTCTTTGTCCATATTCTAAAGTTTTATCATCCCAATTTTTGTCATCAACAGTAATATCAACAACGCGATTAATGCCTCCATGACAAATAGCTTGTTGAACAAAAAGATATTCGCTCTTAGAACCTGATTGACTTGTTGATAAATTTTTGCTAAAAATTTGTTTTCCAGCAGTAGTAGACCGAGATATTTCAAATAAAGTAGTAGTAGTTTTTTGGTTATTTACTGTTGTACTAGTGGAAGATACTTTTGAGCCTCTTGTGTAAACATAACCATCATTGCTAGTTACAAGTTTAGTAAATTTTGAACCAAAATTTAAATTTGCCGCTAACAAGAGTTTACTCGAAAAAGTGGTTCCTAAAACATTAAGTGTAAAAACTGGAGTCTTATTTACACCTTGCCAGTAAATTTCAATTTCAGTTTTAAAGTTTAAAGAGGGAAATGCTGTATTTGAAACAGAAATTTCTTTGTAATAAGTAGTGCCACTAGAAAAGAAAGGACCTTCCGTTAATCTTGTAGTACTTTCATTTGCAAAAACATAATTATTTCTTAGAAGATGTCTTACCTTACCTCCTGAAACTTTTGCTTGACCATAAACTAATGGTAAATAAAAAGGTTCACCATCAATTGCAACATTGACTTGTTTTCTTTTATCTAGTTCTGCTTTTAGCTTAGAAGTGCGATAAGACTGATAGGCAATAGACGCGGTTGTTAAGGCTAAATTGATAGCTAGAGAAGTTACTGCTGCTGCTGAGGCTGCTGCTCCTAATAAAAAGCCTGCTGTTGCTGTAAATACTACCATTACTTTTTCCCCCACTTCAGATTAACTGATTTTCCGCCAACATAAATATCATCAAAAGAAGTATCAGTAGTACTAATTTGGTCCATTCCATCCTTAGAAACAATATACCCTGCAATAGAGTCTAGTGCTGCCATAGGTGAAGTTGCGCTAAGAACGGCTTGTTTCGTAGAGCCATCATTAATGACTTTACCAGTATCAATACGCCCACGATAAGCTACTAGTACATCTTCTTCACCGAGTAAAGGCCAATCAAATTGATCAAAGAATACAGCATAGACAGTTAACTGTTTACCAGTAATTCCAATTCTTAATTCATTCTGAATAAGATTATCTTGATCTAAGAAAGTTAGCTCATAAACTTCACGATCTACTGAAGAAGAAACTCTAGGGGGACCAAAACCTATTACTGAATTCTGAGAAGAGTAGGTATCTCCTTTGAATACAACATCAAATGAAGAACTAGTTATTCTTAGTATTGAAGAAGAAAGGTAAATTTCTCCTAGTAAAAGAAACTTAGGACTAGATAAATTTATTGCAGTTAATGCTGCTGCACTTAATTTTCTCATTTTATACTGCCTCTAATATTTTAATAGTTCCTGGGTTTACAAGTACACCATCTTCGTAAATTATACCTTGTAGTGTATCTAAGCTTCTATAATACTGCAAGGTAGGTTTTGCTGTAGAGCCCGGATGATATACAAGATGTGATGTAGTAAGAGAAGTTCTTAAACTAGGGTAAATACCTACACTTACATTTGAATCTGTAGTATTTACGTTTGAAGTAACCATATAAATTTTACTATGATTTGAAAATTGAATAAAAGAGCCTTTAGGTAAAAAGCCAGTTTGGTTAAAGTCAATTAAAACAGTATTAGATCCTGCATTAGTACTAGCTGGAATACAACTGTTAGAAGTTACAGTAATTTTTTTATCTACAGAAAGTAATTGTGGCATTACCATTGACTTAGCTGAAATAATACCTGTAACTACACCTACAAAATAGTCTTCTTCAATATCTCTAGTTTGAATTTGAAAACTTAGCTCCCAACGTTGGGCACCTTGCGATGCCCTTTGTTGTTTTAGGCTAATTGTATCTGCACTAAAAATAGGTTCATTAGATTCGATAGTAAGAGGAGCCACAATTGGGCTCCCCTCAAAATAATATACTGTCATTATCGTGATCCTCTCTCGCGATTGGTCATATTGACCCCAGCAGTGATCTCCGGTATCATACGAGCAATCTCTTTACGAGCTTGCATGGAGACATCACCTGTAACATTAATATTGAACACTTGTTGTTGTTTGTCCTTATTATTATTTTCTTTTGACATTGTAAAAGCAGTAGAATTGGCAGGACCAACTTGACCACCTGAAGAAAAGGCTGGTATACGACCATCATTAGCATTTAGGGTTTCAAGGAAAGGTAACCAACGCTTAGTAGTAGCTGCATTAACTACGTACTCACCATTGGAAAGCATTGCCATTATAGAGTCTGAAGTACCTGTTCCAGGACCGGTGACCTTACCTCCTTCAGCAGCGAAGATCATGTTAAAGAATCCACCACCGCCTCCAAAGAGACCACCCAAGCCACCTAATAAACTAGAAAAGATATTGCCAATTCCACCAAATAGTTTACTAAAGAAACCTGAAATTTCTGAGAATATGCTTTGGAAGAAACCACCTCCTCCAGCTGCAGAAGGAGTTCCAGTAGGAGCAACTGTTCCACCTAGGCCACCCGCCATAGGCATATTGGTGACAAATACAGGAGTACCGCCTTGCATTAGTCCAGAGGCATTAGGAGCTAGTACTCCTCCACCCATAGCAGCGCCTGCAGAAGAAGCACCTGAAAATAACCCGCCAAAAATACCAGTTAAATCAAACTTATTAAACAATGAGTTAGTCATACTATCAATGAAATTATCAATCATCTTATTAGTAAAACTATCTAGTAAACCATCTCTCATTTCTGCAAAGCTAAGTTCACCTTTTGCATAACCACTAAGGTTATCCTTAAAGGATTGAAGCATAACTGAAGCACCATCAAGACCAGCTTGAGCAAAGTAAGCTGGGGTCATAGTGGTCATTTCAATAGCTTGTTCACCTATTTCTTTTAGCTTTTTCTCAAGATCACTTAATTCTTGAGTTGCTCCTTTACTAGCAGTACCTAGGTTTTCAGTAGCAGTAGTACTTTTATTTGAAGAATCTTCTACCTCTTTGATAGCACCCTCTAGTTGTAAAAGTGCTAAAGCACCTGATTCAACCATACCCTCTCCACCAATTCCAGCAAACAATGTAGATTGGTAAGTGCTAGAGGGGTCTAAGCCAGTATCAAATTCATAACCCTTTGGAAGAGTTACGTCTATAGACTTTACATTTACTTCTAGTACTTTTTGCTTTCCTAGTTCGGTTGAACCATAAATAGGCCCATCCATAGTAACTGCTGCATCACTATTTAAACCACCTGTTTTAAAAGATCTATAAGAACCTGAGTTAATTTTCTGTAACAAAGGTAAGAACTTTTTGGTAGAATTAGCATTAATGACATACTCGCCGTTAGAAAGCATAGCAGGAATAGAATCACTAGTACCTGTTCCAGGTCCAGAAACAAAGCCACCTGTAGCCATAGGTACCCCAGAAGGACCTATTGCTGGTGGTAACTGACGGTTTACTCCATTCAAAAGATCTAGAATATTTTTTGCCTGTATACCAGCAAGTGTCATTGCTAGAGAAGCTTCCTGAAGATAGTTTGCTGCTTCTTTTGTTTTCTGTGATGAGTCTAGATATGCTTGTGAGGTTGTACTAATACCTGAAACTAATAGCTGATTAGTTTGAGTTGATTTTAAAATATAGTCTTCTTGGGCATACTGGAATTCATCAATAGCAGTTTCTAAAGCTGCTGATGTAGCTACTACAGAATCACTACTATTCTTAATAGTAAGTAGTTTATTAACACCCTCTTGAATTTGAGTGTCTAACTCTCTAATCATAGCATCGTCTTGAGCAGCAGTCCCTACATACTTAGTTCCTGCAGGAGTAGTTATAGTTCCACCTTGAGTCGCTTTTGTATCCCTAGATAGCATAAGATCATATCTTAGCTCTTCAAGTTTGTTAATACCTTCTCCAATAGCTTCGATCCTATTAGGATCCCACTGAGATAAGGTTTCAAAAAGTTTATCAATGTTTACTAGTTTGCTATCTAATGAGTCAATTATTGGATCTAACTTATCTAGTAGAACCTCTTTATCCTCAAGAGCAGTCATTGTAGCTTTGAAGTTAGTTGATTCTAAAATTCTAGCATTAGTTTCTTGTTCCCCTGCTAGTTCCGCAATGAATCTACCAGCAGGTCCAAAAACAAGAGCTGTAGCATCTTCTCTTAACTTTTTAAGTTCTGCTTCTACAACTACTTTTTGATCCATAAGATTTTGACGTTCAGGAGAACCGACTCTATAGATTTTTAAGGCTTCTTGTAAGTCTGCCAATTCCTGCATAGAGTCATTTATACGTTTTTGAACAGTAGTTCTTGTATCCTTATACTCAACTCTATTACTTACTTGATCAGGAGCTGTATAGGACTCCTTATTAATCCCTAAAAATTCAAGAAGAGCATTTTTTGCATCAATAATTCTATTAACAATTGAATCGATAGTATTATTTAAGCTATCCCACCCTTGTAGCATAAAATTACCTACATCAATCCAGGTTTGAGCTTCAAATAATTTACCAAAGTTTTCGGCAGCAGTCACAACCCAAGAATTAATCTTAGCTTGCCATTCAGAATCTAGTCCACCATAAATTGCACCAGCAATAGCTCCTCCAGCTGCTCCCCATGGTCCAGCTAAGCTACCAATAGCGGCACCTGTAATAGCGCTGTTTAGTACTTCTGCTCCTTTTCCACCTTCGCCTTCCATACCTTCTAATGCAGCACTGCCCATACCAACTGCTAAAGCAATAGCACCAGCCATTTTTGCATTTAAGCCTGCTTGTCTAGCAATTAGTCCGCTTTCAATACCTGCAATTAGATTTTCACTAAGAACATCTCCAAAACCAGAAGATTCTAATGAAGTTCTTATTAAAGATCCATCAGATAAAATTCCAGCTAAGTTAGCTATTGCAGATAGACCAATAATTGCACCTAAAGGATTTTGCCTTGAGAAACTCAATACGCCGGAAATTAGACCCTTACCTAATGCTAAGGCTCCAACTAGTCCAACATTTATTAAGGCTTCATTTTCCCTATAGTAAGCTAAACCTCCAAATCTATCAAAGATAGAAGAGATAATAAGGTCTCCTACATCAGAGAATACAAAAGAACCTGCGAGCAACGCAAGAAAACTAGATCTAAAACCAAAAAGTATTCTTTGTGCAAGGGGTGACAAGGCAGCATTACCTGATCTTCTAGCTAAGGAGTCTATAAAACCAAATAAGAATCTAGTACCTATTTGAGCACCAAACGTTGAAGCAGTAACTACTGCATAAGACTCTAATGAATTAGCATCTAGTTCTAGCATATCGGATATAATGGAACCTATATTAATACCTAGAAAAAGAGAACCAATTGTTCTCATAAGTGCATTGTTTAAGAAGCTTGTAGAGCCTAAACTACTTCTTGCTTTTTTAAAGGCAGCAAAGAGATCTGCTTGCCCAAAAGCCAAAGCTAATGCTTTAGTAATACCTTTTCTAATAGCAGGTACAAAAGCAGCTGCTAACCCTACAGCTAAGACAGCTCCTAGAGGTCTAGCGTATTTCTCAGCAAAATCTGCCATAGACTTATTTACTAAAGCCTCTTTTAAAATTGGACTAATACTGCCATAAGTAGCTGAGATTTCTCTTTCAAATCTATCTCTAAATGTATTTGCAATAGCACCAGCTAAACCTAGTCCGATAGCATTAAATAAGTTTGACACCGATCTAGTATATAGCTGAAGAGTAGTCTCATTTGGTGTACCCTGATCAAAGATTCTTGAAGCAAGAACGTTATTAATATCAGGTCCGAATTGTCTAGCAGCTTCTCCGGTAATAGTCTCATAGATTAAACCGATTAAACCTTGCGACCACAAAGCTACTACTTTCATAGTAAATGTATTGTTAATAACAGGTAAAATAGCTGTTATTAGAATACCTTTTAATCTTGAAAATACAAAAGAACGAATAGTTGTGCTTAATGCAGCAGCTACTGCGGTTAATCCAATAAATACGCCCTTACTAAATTGTTCATCATAAGTCTTTAGAAGAATAGCTGAAATAGTTTCCATGATACTAGTTATCCCAGCACCAATCCCTCTTACAGCAGAGAATATAACATTAGATCCAAAGTTTACAGCGCTAGAAATTGCATTAAATACAAGACCTATGCCTTTTACAAAGTTATCTTTAATAGAATTTAAGATATCTTCATTATTTTCCCAAAGTCCAGTCATCTTTCCTACTAGATTATCGTAAGTATCAGAAATACCATCTTTGACATAGGTAAATAATTTTTGAATACCTTTTTGCATTTCGATTGCAAAGAACTTAATAGAGCCTAGTAAGGATCTAGTTACAGAGTAACCTAATTCTCTACTTGCAATATAGTAAGAAGTTACTCTTTTAATAAGATCTGTACTAAAGTCATAAATTACAGTAGCCTTACTAAATACATTACCGGAAATAAAACTATAAGCGTCTTTCCCTAAGGCTAGAAGCTCTGTTCTAAATAACGTAGTAATAGCAACTAAACTACTAAATGCTGCATAGATAGGGTTTACATTAAATAGTTTTACAGATAGGAAAGCAGAAGTAATAGAAGAAATCGTTAATAGGATTCTTCCATAATTGTTTTTAAATTCTATTAGTTTATCATAAAACTCTTCAAAAGTATTTTCGTTGAACAACGAGGTAATTACTTGGCTAATATCTTGGAATACTTTCTTAATATTATCATAAAAAGAAGTAAAGAAACCAGAAACTCTGTTCCATAAGTTCTTAGGCTCTTCTACAATACCATCAATAGTATCTGGCCAAATAGAGTTACCTACGAGATAAATATAAAGATCATAAAATAGAGAAATTAAATTATTTTTAAAAGTTTCAAAAGGTTCTTTAACAGCACTCCAAAGATCTATACCAGATATTCTATAGAATTCTTTAGTGAACACATCAACAAAATTTCTTATAGAAGAAGTGACTCCGCTAGTTAGTTTTTCTATTTGCGGTTTAAATTTCTCATACAGATTAAAAGACTCATCAATTAAACCTGCAATTCTATCTTTATTACTAGTAAATGTACTTGCAAAAGCATCTATAAAAGCTGAGCCTATTGTTAGTCCTGATTTTCTTAAATTATCATAAATCAAAGAAAAATCTTTAGCAATATTATTGATAACATCAAATATTCTTGAACCAATACCGATAGCTTCTGTAGCTAGTTGCTCCATCCAAGGGAGCGATTCCATGAATAAGCTTTTAAAAGTATTTACTAAACTATCTTTTTCAGTTGAAATTAAATTAAAAGAATTTATTACGCCATTGACATAGTCTTTAATTTGAAAACTATTTAGAACAAAAGCAGTCGTTAACTTGGTAATTTCTTGTCTAGCGATTGTAACTGTTTCTACAACAGCAGCACTTAAACTGATTAAATTAAATTCATCTATTGCTTGTAAGGGTGCAATTATTTTATAAAAAGAGTCTACAGGCATTACTGCTAACTCTTTCATGTCTTCTAGGAAAGGTAAGGCCTCTGGCATAGCGCTAGAGAAACCAGAAGGTAAACTTTCAAGAGTATTTTTTGCTGCCTCTAAAGTTTTAGAAGCTACCCCATCTAACTTAATTTTATCTTCTTGACCTGTTATTCTGTAAAAACCATTTTGGATAGAAGTAAAGATACTAGAAAAACCTTCTAGGATTTTTGTTTTATTCACTGCAAGAACTGCTGTTAATCCAGTTACTAGCTTAATAATAGGGTTATTAGTTACTAGCGTTGCAAGTAATGCACCGCCACTAAAAGCAACTAAAGACTTTAATGTTTTTTCCCAAGTTTCCGCAAAAACAACTGCTTTAACAGCAAAGTTTGTCATACTTTCCCCGTTAAAGTATTCCTCCATAAGAACGAATAAATCTGAGAAAAAGGCAGAAACATTAGTATAAAAAGATTTAAAAGGACCACTAACTAGGTTCCAAAGCATAGAAGCCCACTCAACAATTCCATTGATAGTGTCTGGCCAAACAGAACCACCTACTAAGTAGATATATAGATCATAAAAAATATTTTTAATATTTTCAGCAAAAGCTACAATGTGGTTACTAACTCTAGACCACAACTTAGAGGCATAAGCTACAATACTATCAATAGTATTTGCAAAAGAAGAAATAAGCTCTGAGAAAACTTTACTATAATCAATAGCTTCAAAGTAATCTCGTATATTGTTTAGAATAGGAGTAATTGTTTTACTCAGTTCTAAAATACCTTTTTGGAAACCTAACTTTAAGTCTTTAAAAGAAATTTGCCCAATAGCTGCTTTAAAAACTTGTTTAAATACACTAGCTAACTCTGAAGCTATGTTAGAAACAGGCGCTCTTACTTTTTGCCAAATTACGTTGAAGTCACTAACTAGAGAATAAACAACTTCTTTGATTTTATTTACAACAGGATAAAGGAATGCAATGTAGAAGTTATTTAAAGCTAGACCTAAAGAATTAATTAGAAAACTAACATTGTTTTTAATTCTTTCAATATCTTTACCAACACCTCTTGATAAAGCAGTAAGAACTATGCCTGTGTTTTTAAGAAAAGTACCTAACGATCTAGAAATTCCGCTAGCCTTATCTAGTTCTCCTACAAAAGCTCCTAGACCATTACCAAATATTTTTAACCCTTTTCCAAAAGTTACAGTCATACCTGATAGCTGTGTTTCTACTTTTTCACTTTGAGATAGAATAGCGTATGCTACTTTTTCTGCGGATAACTCTCCTTCTTCTGCCATCTTTTTAAGTTGATCAGAAGAAACACCAAGACCATCTGCAATAACCTTAGCAATCATTGGTGCACCTTCATTAATAGAGTTTAATTCTTGTGCAGCAGCAGAGAAGTTATTTGAGAAAGCTTGAGAAAGCTGAATTAATGCAGCATCAGCAGCAGGACCACCAGTTACCCCAGCAGCAATATTTAAAGTTTCAGTTAGAGTTAAAAGATCCTTAGTATCAAACTTACTAGATAAACTTGTTAAAGACAATCTAGAAAAAACTTGAAGTGGCGTATCTACAGCAGATCCGCTAAGGTTAGCAATATCGTAGAGATCTTTTTTTACAGAACTAATTTCTTCAGAAGTTTTTAAAAATAGACCTAGTCTATTTTCCATACTAGTGATTGCATCACCAGCTTTTAAAAATTGAGAAGCACCAAAAGTAGCAGTGCCTAAAGCCAAAGTACTTGCAACTAAAAGTTTTATAGAACCAGTAGCGCTTTTAACTTGCTTATCTAAGCTAGCAACCGAAGTCGTTAACTGATTAACATTAGCAACTCCAGTTGTAGTTTTTACAGAACCAACTTTAGTTAAAGACTTATTTGCATTATTAGCAGAGATACCTAAATTTTCAATTTTAGAATTTATTTTTGAAATAGAGACTAAGGCATCTTGATCCTCAGCTCTAAATTGTAATTTAACAGTCATTTTATTTTTCTCCTAAATAAAATAGCCCTACGAAGAATTAACTCCATAGGGCGATTTATTAGCTCTCGTATTCTACAATAGCACCTTTTGGATTACCGTAGTTTAAGGCTACCTTTTCAATAAAATTTGCTGGAGCTTGAGAGCTGGATCCTGCATTTAGGTATTTCACATAATCTTCATCGTTAGTAATATCAAAGCCTTTAGGCTTAATTTCAATTGACCAACTTCTAGAAGCCTCTCCTGTATCTTTAGGTGTTACTGATTGGAGATCTGATCTAACGTTTTCGCTTATCATAGTTAAATTACTAGAAATTTCAGCTTCTACTTGTTTCATCAAATCTTTTTGATTATAAATAAGTTTCAATTTCAATTGATTCCCCTTTTAGCATATTAACTACATTAGACTCAGTCATTTGGTTACTGAAACGTTCAAAGAATTTTAGGCTTACTGAACCTTCTTCTTGAATACGTTTTAGCTTTAGTTGTTTTAATGATGCAAAAAGATCTTCCGGTTTAAGTTTACCTCCGCCCATAGACATAGCTATAACAGCTGCTCGATTATCCGCTCGCCATTCATGAGGTCTATGTTCGAAGTATTGATACCAACCAAGGATTTCTTCATAGGGAAGTGCTTGAATTTCTTGGACTGTTTTTTTCAGATTATAAGCTAACTCATAAAGAGCTAACTCTTCTTCTGTTAAACGTTTCCCTTTTCTTCGGTATTAATACCAGAATAAATTAGAACTTCTTTAGCTAGTTTTGAAATCTCTTCTAGGGGAAAACCATCAATTTCATCGTCTGATAGTTCTTCTGCCCCAATTACCCCCATGCGAATAATCTTGCGTTGAATAGCAAGACCTTGCTCAGCTTCAGGTAGTGCTTTAGCCTCTGTGTTAATATAGCTTTGAAATTCTTTTACTTCCAGACCTGTGAGCTTTTTAACTTCTACAGCATCTTTTTTATTAAGGAAGCTTAGTTTTTTTACTGGTGATTGTGATCCGATTAGATGTTTCATTCTTTATCTCCTAGAATATCTTTATTATTTTCGCGAATTGACTCAATCATAGAATTAAGTTTACCTAGACTAGCAAGAGTGCTCATCACTTCTTGTACTTTTTCAGGGTGACTTTGAAATTCAGGTAGTCGTGCGATTGTTTTTTGTGTAGAGATAGCTACACTTGATTGCATGTGTTTTAATGTCTCTTTAATGACATACTCACTTGAAAATGGTTTATTCATTATATATACCTATAGAGAGGTAAGCCCCTGTAATATGCTCACAAGGGCTTTCTCTTAATTAGCTGGTAGCAGTGATAGTAAACGGACCGAAGAAGTCGGACTGAATTGACAGAGCTACAGTAGCAGTTGAAGCGTCATCACGTGAAGGATTGACGAGTAGTGATTCAATCTTACCAACAAAGTAGATAAGAGCATTAGGAACTGGTGAAGCTAGAGTACCACCAATACCTGCAGTTAGAGCAGTTGTTAAAGCAGGAGCTTTAGCAGGAAGCAAAGCAAACTGGAACACTTTAGCAATACCGTCACCAACTGCATCACCTAGAGTACCTGTAGTAGCGAAAGAAGCGTTGTTCTTTGCCCAAGCAGAAGGAATGTAGTTGATAGTTAGTTCTAGGTCAGGAGCGTCTGACTGAGCACCAATAGACTGAGTCTGTGCTTGACCATAAACGGGAACCTTGACGATATTAGCAGGAGTACCAAAGCTAGGCATGTCACGAATGTTTTTAATTTCTTCGAAATCTGAAGTAAGTGCAAAGTTAGTTTTTAAGTTAGCTTCGATAAGAGTACCGGGAACAGGATCACGAGAAACAGCGAGAGCTGAATACTGTGCAGCTGAAATTGAAGTTGGAAAAGCCATAAGTATTACTCCTTAGACAGTAAATGGGCCGAAGAAATCGGATTGAATTGAAAGAGCTACAGTGGCAGTTGAAGCGTCATCACGTGAAGGATTAATTAGAATTGATTCTAGTTTACCAACGAAATAGATAAGCGCGTTAGGGACAGTACCGATACCGCCAGAAAGAGCATTTAGACTTGTTGGTTTAGAGGGTAGTAAGGCGAATTGAAATACCTTAGCAATACCATCGCCTACTGCGTCACCTAAAGTACCTGTACCTGCGGCTGATACTGAAGGGTTACCGAAAGCAGAGTTAGCCTTAGACCAATCAGTTGCTACATAGTTAATAGTTAGTTCTAAATCGGGTGCATCAGATTGAGCACCAATTGATTGTGTTTGAGCTTGACCGTAAACAGGGACTTTAACGATGTTTGCTGGTGTACCAAAGCTGGGCATGTCGCGAATGTTTTTAATTTCAACATAATCGCCACGAGATCCAGAAGTAATTGAACCAGAGAAGTTAGCTTTAAGGTTAGCTTCAGTTAAAGACGCTGGCACGGCAACTCGAGATACAGTCAGCGCAGAATACTGAGCTGCTGAAATTGAAGTTGGGAAAGCCATTAGTTATTCTCCATAGTAAGAAAAGGGAACAGAGTAGTCTGCTCGTGAAAGTGTTGAGTCATCGGGATCTGGACCCATAAATTGTAAAGAGCTTACACTTGTTTGAATACTGTAATCTAACAGCTTATTCTGAAAAGTAGAGTCTAAAAGATTAGAAATAACAGAAGGTTGTTTCTGTCCTTCACCAGCAGGATAATAAATGCTTACTATGACGAGACCTGTAACTAATTTGTTATCTCTATAGGCAAATTGATTTGCTTTTCCAGTTACTACATTAATCTTTAAAAAAGGAACAGATGAAATCTTTCCTCTATAATCAGCGGGATAAACGGGCAAATTTGCTAGTAAGTTATTCTGTGGTAAACCGTAAAAAGTGTCAATGATTTCTTCAAACATTAAACACCTCTTACTGTTAACTGTGTTATTCCTGGAAAGGTTTCTAGTTTCTCAAACCTATAAGTTTTGTTTCCAAAAGTAATAGTAGAGTATCTAGAACCATCTAAGTCTTTAGTTCTAATAACTAATTCCTTTTCAATATTTAAGTCTTTATCAAGTACTGAGCTTATTTCGATAAATTCTACAGCATAAGGTTGTTCATCAGAGATGATTGTACCTGTACTGAAATTGAATCCTGTTGCTGTCTCCTCTGACAAGACACCTATTTGAACTAGGTCTCCTGCAGCTTGAAAAGCTTGATCTACAGCAGAATCTACTGTGGATAAAAGGCTCATTAGTTTGCCCTCCACCAACTCCCAGGTGCAGCATATCCTTGACTAAAGATCAATGGAGCAATTAGCTTCATGACTTCAGCGGGTACTTGAGGTACTTGAGGTGATGAGCTACGACCAGCATCTGTATTAGACAAACTAATTGGTCCAATAGAAATAGAGTCATAGGTCACGTCATAACCTTTAGTTACTGCAGGGTATTTGATAAGATGCAAAGCTAAATAAGATACTGCTTTTTGTAGTCTAATAGGAATTTCTCCTTGTTCACAAGGAACATGAAGAGAAAGGACAGGATCAAAAAAGCTTAGTTTAGCTCTAGGCCAAGAGAGAGACTGAGACGGCGAAACTGCCGTCCCAATCCATTCATTTTGGTCCAGAATTCGAGTAGCATCAACTAGCGCTTGTTCTTGAGCATCTGAGTCTGCAGCTTCCCAAAAAGGGTTGTCTGCAAGATAGTCATCAGCAGACTCTAAATAAGAGTTTTCAAATAGTATTAGCGCCATGATGCCTCCTCAAGTTAAGGTGCTACAGCTACACAGCGGCGTGCATAGCGACGTAGATAAGTCATAAGACGGTCGTCATTAGCTTCAAGTTTGAACTTAGCAATGAAGGCCTCTACGTCTACTGATACGCCAGTAGCGGTGGTTACATAAACTGGTTTTTCAGCCATTATACACCACCAATTAAGCGTGTAGAATTGGGAGAATACCTAGGTTCAGAGGATCCATAGTACGGGTCCAAGAACCAGCAGCCCCTAGGGTTGAGTTAGTAGCGAATACGTTAGTAGCGCCAACCCAGTCATAACCCATAGGATGAGCTACGAAGCCATAGCGGTACCAGATGTTGGTTGAGCCACCACCAGCGTAAGCGGCAGGAGCGCGATCAACTTCGGTAGCGACGGGCATTGGGATTTCACGGAAAGCAACTGAACCGGGCTTTACGAGGAAAGTGGTTTTGGTTGACTGGTCGTTAACGTTTGCTGAAGCAGCAAGGTTACCCTGAGCAGCACGTGTTAGGATTAGACGGAACTTACCACCAAAGATTGTTTGGAAGTCAAGGTTACCATCGCGAACGCGATCTTGGTCGATTAGGTTAGCTGCACGAAGGTCAGCAAGAACTTCAGGTGAAGTTACCATGTAGACGAAGTCTGGTTCGTAGTCCTTATAGAACATACCCATAGCGCGGAATAGACGCTCACCACGAGCAGCACCCATTTCTGAAGCGTCAACTAGTTTACGAGCATCGCCAGCGCCAGTAGCAGCAGCACCGAAGGCACCGTTAGCATTGACGTCAACGAAAGCACCGACTGAACCTGAAGGAACGGTATCGAAAGAAGTGATACCAGCGCCAAGAGCAACTTCAGAAGCGGCAACGCCCTTCATGATGTTTAGGACAGCGTTATGCTCGTCCTGAGCGCGTGACTGAGCGAAGTTACGAGCGAAGAAGGCTAGGCCATCCTGCTGTGAGATAATGCGCTGTAGGTTAACCTGTTCAGCACCGATAGTGCGAGCATTCTTGATGTAGTTCGCAATGTCGGTTGAAATGGTTGAGTAGGTACCATCAGCTGCTGAAGTTAGCGAAGCGTTATTGATGGTAGCTGAAAGGGGTTTGTACCAGCGTAGCTGACCAGCAAAGCCTTCACCAGCGGGGTCTAGTTCGGTTGAAGCTGCGACCATGCCAGTTGAGTTAATACGCTTTTCTTCGGTCCAGCGCTCTTCTGCATAAGCAGAAATAGCGACTGCTACGTTCTGGAAGTTTAGATGATTAATAGCCATTTTTGTTGTACCTTTTAGTTAGTATGACTTTTAGTAAGTCACTGTTCCTAGTTTACCTGAGTCTGCTAACGCAAGCAATTCTTCTGTAGACATACCAGAGAGACTCTTTGGTCGGCTTACAGTTGCAGAACTTTTGTTAGAAGTTGTCCCAGCACCTGAGTTTTCTTTAGATTTAAAGAGAAAATCCTTTTGAGGATCTTTAGCGAAAGCCTTTAGATAGTCATTAATACTAGCACCGGACTTATGGACCCATGAACCGTCTTCGTCTTGAACAAGCTCAGGGAGAATAGTTTTGAAAGCAGTTTCACGTGCGAAATCGTTACGGAAGTCGAGAGAGCCTAAGTGTTTCTCTAGCTCACGATCTCGAGTCAAAGAAGTTAACCGTTCTTGCAAGATTTTATTGGTTTCTTCTAGTTCTGCATTCTTTAGCTTAGAAGCTTCATAATGCTTTCCTTCGTCTTCGAGTTGTTTACGTTGCTTTTCTTGAGCTTCAGCTTTAAGACGAGCATTTTCACGTGCAGTCTCTTCAGCTTTCTTATAGGCTTTGTCAACATTAGCCTTCATTTGTTTAAGCTCGTCAGCTACCATTTGTTTTAATAGAGCTTGATGCTCTTCCTTCAGAGAGGCTTTCTTTTGAGAAAGGTCTTCGGAATTGGTAGTGTTATCGTCGTCTTCATTATCATTGACATTATCGTCGTGTTGATCAGCCATAGTTATTTATTTCCTTTGCACAGCATTATAAGAGAACTAGAAGGTACAACTTTAGTTCAGTTAGTCTATGGTTTGTTAAAATTGGCGAGGGACTAGAGACTTGAACTCTAACTTGGAGTTTTGGAGACTCCCGTGCTACCATTACACTAATCCGACATAGATCTATTGTTAAGCACAATAGTAAGCTATGAGTAACCCTCCGGGGTGCGCTTATCTAAGTATGCTCTAACTAAGAGTGGACTCACAGAGGCGTGGAGGGTCTTGTATCATGCGGTCCACACAGGCGAACTCGCGGGCTAGGCCCTATACACATGAATTACTTCTTTTCAACAGGAGCTTTAACAGCCACAGGAGCAGCTTCTTCTACAGACTCAACAGTAGCTTGTAGTTTACGCCACTGAGCTGAATTAGGGCCTTCAACAGGAATGCCTTGAGCAAAGTCTGCAAACCATGATTTAAATTCTTTTAATTTCATTTTTTATACCGATACTGAATGGGTTGAAATGTAAAATCACAAGAAGAACAAACAAAGAAACCTTCTCTGTGATTCCATACTGTAATCTCTTTTATTCTTCCTTCTTTACAGGAAGGGCATAAACAACCAGGGTAAAGTTGATACTCTCTAGTCATCTAGTCACCTCAGAAAAAGAAAGGAAAGTGAGGAAGGAGCAGGAGAAAGGAGTTATCCTCTCATCCCGCCCCCATGGGTTTTCTACCCCCTCTTCTTTATAGCTAAGAGGTGGACTTAGTTAAAAAGGTTAGAAATACCTTTCTTAATACTTTTACCCATACCACCAGCTTTCCTCTTTGCAGCTACACGTGCTTTTTCTAAATTACGTTTAGCAGCAGCAAGTTGTGATGCTGTCTTAGTTTTACCAGAAGAAATTTTACCTAGTGTTTTATTCTTTAACTTACCAAAAGTACCTACTTTACCTGCTACAGACCGTGATGCACCAGATTTAGAGGTTTGTTGATTTGAATTAGCTTTAACTTTTTTTGTTTGTGCAGTTGATACACCAAATTTAGGTTTAATTGCCATTTTAATGTCTCCTATTGACTTAATGCGTTGAGTTGTGCTAAACCTAAAAGAAAATAAGCAGTTTCACGAGTCATGTTTCCAGATCGTACTATCATTTCGTCTTCTTTAGTTACAGCAATAATTAGTAATTCTTCTACAGACTCTTTCATTTCATTGAGTTCAGTAATAATTTCTTCAATCTCTGAACGATCTGCTGTAGTATTAATTGGTTGCTTATTAAAAATGTTTACAATCTTATCAGTCATTATAGTTCCTTATGGACCCCATCCGTAATAGTCGTAACCATTACGTAGAGGTGCAGTAATTTCTTCTGGTTTAAACTTAGGATCAAAGTAACCAAGATCTTCAGCTTCTTTGAGATACTTAAAGTAAAGCTCATCTGTAAAGCCTTCTTCACGAAGAGCATCTAACGTTTTCTTGACTTTTGGGTATTGAGCAAAACGTTTATATATGTCTCTAACTTCTTTAAGTAAAGGATCGATTTCGTTAATGTTCAGAGCAGCGGCGTCATGGATAGTACTGGTAGGGGTACCTGTTTTACGTCCCCAGAGATGTAGCTGTCTTACAACGCTAGCATCGTCTGCGTGAGTACCGTTAACACCTAAACCAAGTCTAACATCACCTACTTGACCTTTACCTAGTAGCTTACCATCTTCTGCATTCATCTGATAAATGTTTCGAATATAGCGTTTAGACTGTGGATCATAGAAACGAATTTCTTGCTGTACTTTTGGTCGGTAGTCTTGATAAAGTTTTTTACCGTCGAAAGTAACCCAAGGAATACGAACCTTTTTTGTAGAACGAGCATAATCTTGACCTACTCTTTTCCAAAAGTCGATGTAGTTATCAGTAACAGGAGCACGTTCTGAGAGTTTCTCAGACATGATAGCAGCAATTCTTTTAAAGTGATCAGGACCAACTTGTGGACCTCTACGATTACTGTATTTGTATACAAAGTCTGCTAAGCTAGGATGAATCTCCGCAGCTTCAGCAAGTAGTGCATCACTCACCGCTTTGTCAGGAGTATTAGCAATTTCAAGGACTTCTTTCTTTAACGCTAAGAGGTCAGCTTGAGTATCTGTAGCACCAAGAGCTTTTGCTTCTTTAATTTTTAAGTCTATTTGTTTAGTCAAAGCAAGATACTCTGCTCTAGTAGTAACTAGCACATCTTGTTTACGTAATACCTTTGACAATTCAAGAGCCACACGTGCTGCTTGTCCTGCTTTACCAGCACCATACAAAGAAATCATAACTTGATACTTAGCTGCCTTGTTAATGTCTTCCCAAGTCAGATCGAGTCCTAACTCATCCATTAACTCACGGAAGCGAGGATCAGAAACAGTATCTTGAGCGACAAGGTCATAGATTCGGTTCTTCTTGACTGACTGTAACACGTTACTAGTGATAGCAGCACCACGATCACCTGTAGCGAGTGCAATCATCTGCAAACCACTAGCACTAGCGTCAGCTTCACCTAGTAACTTAGACTTATATAGCTTTAGCTTACTAGGAGTGAAGTCACCACCTGTAGCTTGATAAATACGATAATATTCTAAACTGAAACGAGCGATTTTAGCAATTTCTGCTGCATCTGTAGATTGTACTAGAGGATGCTCAAGAAATTCTCTAATACGTCTATCTCTTTGTGTCTTAGCACTTAATAATGCTCCTAATTCAAGAATAGATTTTTCATTTCTTTTGAAGATAGCTAAACGACCTGCCTCAGTAAGGGCTTCAGTACCTGGACCAATAACAGAAGCCATTTGGATTCTTAACTGGTGTAACCCTTGTGGAGTCATAGGTACTGCATGAGCAGTGTTTAAGAAAGGACGCACTACTTCACCACCTGTAGGTGTTAGATACCCGTTATAGTAGACGCGACCGCGACCATCAATACGGGCATGTACGGTAAAAGGTTTTCCATTTGAACGGTAGTATCTGATAGCCTCCATAAGACCATAGCCTTGGTCTCCTCGTCTGATAATTTCTTCACGAAAGCCGTTAATTGAGTCATAGTAAGCTGCTTTACCTCTCTGGTCTTTGAAACGAGCTAAGTCATCCATGAAGCTTGAAAAGTCATCATCTACTTCATAACGGAAAGACATAGTATGATTTAACATGTCGGCAAAATCACCGTCAATTTGTTTTTCGTCAAACTTAGAAAAAGCTGAACGAGTAACAACAGGAACACCTGTGTCACGTCCTCTAGCATCTACGTAAGTCTTTTTTCCAGGAGCAACAAAATATTTGTTCTCAGGGCGATCAACACCTAAACGATTAGATAGCTCGATACGTCTGTTATAGTCTTGTAATTTTAGCATAGTAGGGTCAGTAACTTGTACTTCACGGGAAACAGTATCTTTCCAATTACCTGAAGCACGACCTGTGTCAAGATCAGTAGTAGCTCTACGAGTAACACCACGAGAGTTTACTCTGATTATTCCTTGTTGTCTGAACAACTCAAGAATTTTAGAACCTTGCTCATGGTAGTCCTCTAGAGAGGAACCAAAAATAGGATACACGGGATTCCAAGTTTGTTTTAACTCTTTACCTAGAAGAATAGCTAAAGAATCGTAGTCAGTAGTAGTGCCTTCAGCAACTACAGCCATCAACCTAGACATAGAACGAGTTACTTCACCTTCAATAGGTTCTGTTACCTTTTGAATAAATAACTTTTCTAATGTAAGACTTCTTTTTAGTTTGTAAAAGAATTCAAGATCCATAATAGAACGGTATTCTTCACGAATTGTTCTTGTAATAAAGTCGGCAAAACCTTCTTCTTTGATCTCAAGAAACATAGTCAACCAGTCTGGAGTCACTTTTTTCTTTAAGTATTTCTTTACGATTTTCGACCACTTCTCAGGAGTCTTACCATAACGAGTATAAAAACCAATAGGATCGTCAGCATAAAAAACAGAACGAATAGATCGTTTAATAAAGCTATCTTTCAGAGTTTCATACAATCCCTCTGGTTTTTGATTAGGACCAAAGAAATAAGAAGTCCAAGGAGCTTTACCTTTGTAGTAAACTGAGCGAGCTAGTTTGATGCCCTCTGTTGAAGCCCAGTCTTGCACATAGCGTTCGTATTCTAGTTTCTCTGCGTGTAGCTTAGAAATAGGAATAGTCTGGCCTTGAATCATAACAGCAGGTTCGTTAGGATCACCCTTAAAGCCAAGAAACAACTCTGAACGTGCTCGTGAGCGACGATCTAGTAGTCTTGAAACGTTAACAGTTGAGAAGTTCATTTCTGAACGTAGAGTAGCAACAAAGTTTTCCCAAGGAACTGGATTCTTTTGGTAACGGTCAAATAACACACGCAGATTTTCA